CCCTATCCACCACCAGTTCCCCACTCACCACATCCAATGTACCGCCGTAGACGGTCTGTCCGAGGTCTGCGGTGTAGGTGTGACCTTGGTAGGGTTCGTATTCAGTTTCGGCAGAGCCGAGTTCAAGCTGAACATTTTTCAAATATATTTCAAGAGTATTGCTGACACCGATGAGAATACCCTTTACAGTTTTGCCCTGTGCCGATGTGAATGTTATATGCGTCCAGTCGGCACTCTTTAGTTCTTTATAGCTTTCAGTTCCATCTGTGTATCTGAAATATGCATATCCGCTTCGATAGGACACATCCGCATTGTGATAATCAAAACTGAATGTTAATTGTCCGTTATAGGGGAGCATATCAACAGGGAACGATATTGGATATTCATTATAGAGTTCTGTGTTGAGTCCATGATAAACACCATCCTCTTCCGTCCATCCAGTAGCGTTCAAGAAAATGTTCTGATTAAACCGATTCTTCCCCACCACATTCGCACTCACCCCATCATACCCACTTATCGGACATACCAATGAGTAGGTCGAATCATGCCCTACAGGTACGTAATTAGCCGTGACGTACTCTTCTGTTCCGTCTGGGTCTACGATTTGCGGGTTGGTGTAGGGTTGGGCGGTTTCGGTGGTCGGAGTGGCGAGTTCGTAGACGAGCATTACACCGCTCATTGCGGATTTGAAGGTTGTGACATCTGTGTAGGATGAATCTTTGATTATTACGTTATAACCACTGCCCACCCATGAATTGTTCTGCCATGTCTTATCCGCAGGTGTTACCGATGCGTTTTTAGCATACTTAGAGCAGATGGCTTCATAGTTATACACCGTTTGCGTTGCCTCTATTTTAGCGAAGAAAAATGCTCCGTTGCTATCATACATCCAATTCAGCGTCCCCAAATCCACAATCCCATACCGTCTCTGCACCTCCCCACTCGGTGGGTAAATGTCCCCATCAAACGCCAGCCTTCCGTCCACCAGTTTCGGTACGCCCCTCAGCGTCAGACTGCTGTCGAGTGGGTAGGTGTGCTTCTGGTAGGGTTCGTATTCTCCGTTGCGGGTCGGGTCGGAGAGGTTGATGCAGATGTCGTTGTTGTAGGTTGTACCGTAGTCTGCGTTTACATAAAATCTCATGTACCTCGCATTTGATGGCGTTGTAAATGTTTCGTTCTGAACCTGTTGCGTTATAGAACTAATGAAGTTCTTGTCGGCATCATAGAAAATAACTGGGTTGTATCTGACCGCTGACATATCAATTTTGTAGTAGTATGTCGTATTCGGCAGAATCGGTATATAGTTCTTGCTTCTAACGTTCTGACCTGTTGTATTAAGACCAGAAGAAACTGAAATAGCACCAACTTCCCACTCTTCATCCCATTGATTAAACCCTACCGTATCGTGGCTTTCTAGTCCTTCCACACTCAGGAGCTCTCCAGCGTTGTACTCATAGTAGTCTTTCGGGAACAGCTTCTTGAACCACGCTACACCTGCTCCCGCTGAAGACTGTTCGAGGTTGTAGATGTAGTCAGCTATAGTGGAACCGAACATGGCGGTGAGGTCGAATAACTTCAAGTTTTTAAACGAACCCGTCTGTGCGTTCATATAGAACCAAAAGTTGCCTTCCGTATTTATCCCCGTTCCGTTAGACACACCACTTGCTGTGGAAATACCAATCCTATAAATATCGCCTTTGCTTCTTCCAGCCAACAGACAAAACGTAGTTGCAGTTCCATCGTCAAATCCATACGGAGAAATAAAGGCATTTGTTGTCAACGTTTCGCTAACATCCAAGTATGCCCCAAATAGATACTTATGACCTTTTACTATTCGTGTGCCAGACGCTGATGCTCTTGAGCCAATTCCTGTTAGTTCTGTATTTGGTGCTTGCTGATTCCACGCCACAGTACCGCCGACTATCACTCCACTTTCACGGTTGTAGTCATTACTCTGTGTCGGCATAGCACGGAACAGATATGGCTCGGTGTTTTCCTCTGTGCCTATCCATGGGGTGCCGTCTTGCTGTGGGGTTAATGTCACCTTGAGCGAAGATACATCATTTACCGAATCTGTTTCAAATGTAGCAATTTCACCACTTCCACTACCACCATATTCTCCGCTTAAATTACTTGTCACACTAATATACCCATCACAAGCATTATTCACAACTGTAGCTTCTCCAAGGGTAGGCGTATCTATGCTAACTGTAAACGTGTTGCTTTTCGCGCTTACGCTCATACCTTGTGTGGTCGTAACATCTACTACAACATAATAACTACTTCCCACGCTTAATCCAGTGAAATTATATGATATATCGTAAGCCGTACTTGTTCCTTGTTGCGTGCCATTACCAACAACTACGCCGCTCGATTGTAATAAAGAGCCAGTGGCACTATATAAGCTAAATTGATATTGTTGTATGATATTAGACACAACGCTCGTATTAGCGTCATAGGTTGCTGATACATTGTATGATGTAGTAGATATGGTTGATGGGATTGTAGTAATGGTTAATGTTGGATTAACTAAGCACCAAAACATCTTAGCTACACTAAGTCCACTACCGCCTTGCGTACCAGCCGTATCTGTATAAGTCTGAATTTGAGCATAATATTGTGCGCCGTTTACAAAATCCGCACTTGATTTGCCACTTTCATATATTATACTACTATCCGTATTTGCTGGTAATTCATGGATAGATTCAGTAGATACATATAGGTGCGTGCATATCAAACTATTATCGCTTAAATCATATATGTAAATTCTATTACTCCTAACCAATTCAGTGCCGCCAATGATATTAAAATCAATAGTTGTGCCTTGTGTAGCATTAAAGGCATTGATTTGGTTAATCGTTGGAGCTGGATTTGCCATGTAATATCAACTCCTTTCTTAAATTATGTAAAATGATTGTCCCTAATATTAGGTGATATTAGGGACAATATATATTAATAATAAAAATTCTTACTGTTTATACGTTCAATGCTATCCAGTTGACAGCGGGTGTTCTTGCAGTAGAACCAGCATTGAATATTCTGCAAGTAAAGCCAGTTGTTGAAGTGCTTGTCACGGCAGATGTTATGCTACCGATTGCACCAGCAGTTGACGTTGAAACAACACCGCAAACAACTGTCGGCACATCACTCATTTCAGACGAGAACGTAACCGAAACATCCTTGTATGAATTGGCAGAAACTGAAGTTGCGGCGATTGTTCCAGCTTGCATTTGTGATGTTTGAATTTTACCATTCCAATCTACTGCAAAGGCATTAGAATTACCACTATCATCACTTCCGTTTCCAATTTCAAAAGCGTTATATCGGTTGTTATCATTTCTCTTACCAATAACAAACTGTTCATCATATCCAGCCGTTGTTCTGTATCCAGATGCATGTGAGTCACCCCCTTTTGCATAAGTCAAGTATCCCTCTGTATGTGAGCGTGCACCAAGCGCATAAGTTCTGTATCCCTCTGCATGTGAATTCCCACCAGCGGCAAGAGTCTCCTCTCCTTCTGCATGTGAATACGCACCACTTGCTTGTGAGCGATATCCCTCTGATACAGAATAATTGCCTATTGCTGGAGCCCAGTGTGATGAATTCCATGCCTCTGGTGTTGTTATGTCAAATATGCAAACATATACCTTGTCATTGTATGTGCATAGGTTTCCAAGAGAATATACTCGTTGACTATAAGCAGACGGTTGGGATACCCACCTCACACCGAGCGAATAATATGGATTATCACTTAAAGTGCCTAGTTGCGTGCTCCCTTCTCCATATCCAAAGTTAGCAATTTGTATATCAATACCCCTGTTGTTTTTTCTATAAAGTTGCATTCCACTTTGGTTAATCTCAGAACGTGACTTGCCATTTGCATTTTGTCCAATCTGTGCGCCTGTAGCTGTAAATGTCGCCGTTGTTGTATATGTACCTTCCGTTGTATCTACAACATTAAAGTCTAATGAATTATTATCTAATGTCATCATTGGCAATAACCCATTACGAATACTAAATCCATCAGTATTCATTAAAATATTTTGACCCGTTGGATTGCTGATAAATGATGTGTCTGGAACTAATGTCACATGCGCTCCAGCCCCATAGGTAGCGCTTGAATTTGGTTCAAACCAAAAGTATTGAGTTGAATCACTATACAAATCACTAAAAGCGTTAAGGTCTAATGAACCTATTGTTGTTGTCATTATATCACCTACCTTTATTCAAATTGAAAATATCGCGTGGCGTGACCACAACGAACTCTTGTATCAACGAATATATTATATCCATTTGCCTTAGCTTGTGAACAAAAGTATAAATCTTCTGATAACTCACTTCCATTATCATATGTGACATACTTGAAATATGGATATTGTAAATCCTTAAACACATCGACCTTAATCAACGCACACGCCATGCCCCCACCATGCACCAACACCCTTGGCTCTTGTGGTAAGTCGTGATATATGTATGCGTCGTTGTAATTTACTTGTCCAAATTTATATATACAAGTCGTGCCATTCTTTGTGTTTTTTCGTGGACACAAACCCAAGCAAATTTCTGTAGGATATTCTAACATTCTAACCAATGCGTCTTGTGGGATTATCATATCTGAATCCACCATAAATATGTAATCAAACCCACCATCTAATGCCTTCCTCACAATATCATTCCTTGCCCTTGCGCAATCATATCCCTTGACAAATTCAAAAGATAATTCATTCCCACAAGGGTCAAGGTCGTATATTGACTTGAAGGTTTCTGGCATTATATTTTCAAAGGTGGGTATTGCAATTAAAATCTTGCTCATTCCTTTTATCTCCTTTTATTTCTACCATGTTACGGCACAATTATATGTTGCCTTTAACCCGCCACCTTCAGCGGATTGGGCGGTGATATTAATTGTAGCGTTGTTTTCATCTTGAATATTGACAATGGTTGGTTGATTATTTACCATCTTTTTATAACTCCACTGATACCCTGTTGGTGTGGTTACTGCCCCATCAACAAATAATATTGCGCGTAAGGTCGCTGTTTGGTTTGGATAACTGATTGTTTCAATAGATATTTCAACAATGCCCTCTGGCGCACTACCAGTAGCTCCCGTAGCCCCTTGAGCACCATCTTCGACAAATTTTATTTGCGGTGTCCATTCATCCACTGCTATAACATCAGTAGATGTCGTTGCGGTCGCAGTTGCCGCAATGACCCAACAGGGGTTTCCATCTATAGCAGGAATATCTTGCGTCCAACCATTCAACGCACTTGTGGGTGATAAAGAAGCGGTTGCGAATATATATGTAAGGTCTGCGGTAGGTTTATCTGGTGCTGTTGCTCCACGTTGATATAATAATATTGTGGCATTATTTAGACCATCTTGACCATCGCCACCACCAGAAAACACCCATTGCGTGCCGTCATATATATACATCTTATTCCCGTCATCGGTATCAATCCAAATATCGCCATTTGACATACCAATAACAGGTTCGGTCGCTTGTCTGAATGTTTTATTTTTAGAATTAGCAACCTCAGATACTTCTTGAATTTCTACTTGATTGTCTAAACCTAATTGCTTCGCATCTCCAGCTAAAGTTGTTGCGTTAGCAATTTGATTGCCCAATGAATTATCTGATAATACGCTAGATGAAATATACATTTGTGTAGCTTGATTGCATGGTATCACGACCTTAACGATGTCGCCAATGTTATATGTCGCACCATCTACCGCACGTACCGTAGGATATGTAATCCCATCTATTTTAACAGAATATGTATTAGTTATTTGGTTAACACCAACAATCAAACCTCCACGTGTCTTATCGTAACCAGCATCGTCAACTAATGATTGAGCAATAGTTTTTATACTTTGTATAATTTGATTTGCCATAAAAATTATCACTCTCCTTAATATGTAAAAATAACATGGAGAGCGATGTATAATATCGCTCCCCACTTAATAAAATTAATAAACGTATGATAAATCTACTCTGCCATTAATGCCATTGACTTTACCATTTGATGTATACTGCCACATAACTTTAGGTTTTTTATATGTGCATGAAGAAGCATAGTGCGCTACCCATACAGGATATTTAGGATTAGTCAAAGCGTTATTAAGCGTGGAAGTATTAGCATAAATACAAGGTTGGTATCCGTGTGATTTAACAACATCACAAAACGCATTAGCAATATCGCTCGCCTTTTTACCAATCTTACTATTCAGTCTACCACCATATTCAAAATCGCAAACAACATAGAATGTCGGTGAATATTTTTTCAAAATGTTGCATAAATACTCCGCTTCCTTTTTAGCTTCTGTCACGCTGATTGCTTGTGAATAATGATACGCACCAACTTTTAATCCAGCCGCTTTAGCATTAGTAAAATTCGTTGCAAATGTCGAATCTGGTTCCATTTTAAAACTACTTTGGTGTGTATAAGAAGCACGACATATTGCGTAACCGCATGTCTCTTTGATTTTCTCCCAATTGGATTTAGAAATTTTACCTTGATAATACGAAACGTCTATGCATTTCTTCGGTAAAATTTGAGTATTATTTGTAGTTGCGCCGCGTTTATATGTCTTGGCTTTCTCTAAGGTGTCGTTGCCCCAATATCCATCAACCTTAATATTAACTTTTTGCTGAAACTTTTTCACAGCTTCTTCGGTCTTTGAACCAAAATCTCCATCAACAGTGCACGGAATACCAGCCCAATTTAAGAACTTTTGGATATATACAACATCGTATCCATAATCACCCTTTTTGTAATATGTTCTGATTGCACCTAATACAGTATAACACTTGTAATATTTCCACTTACTTGGCGTTTCAGTCTTTGCAACTGCATCCATTACTGCATAACACCCATTCAAATGCTTATAGTGCGCATTTGCAATATACCGTTTGCCATTAACAAGCTCACAGATAATATAAGTATGTCCAGACTTATCCTTCCGACCACGTTGTACGATATCACCAAGCTTAAAATCGCTTGCCTTATAATGTCCATTAGATTTTAATTGCTTAGTCATCTTTGGCAAATCTACCAATTGGTCTTTTAAATCTTTCTTAATCTTAATCCCAACTAAGCCAAGACATGTCGCTGGCAAAATATCACAACACGCTCCAACCCGTTGTCTCTTGTTTGACCAATTCTTATGATTTGGAAAGACCTTATCAATGCCTTGTGCATAAGCTTCTCTTGGCTCACCGTCCTTGAATGTGTATTTCTTTTGCGGCGTGCCGTAAGGATAACACATACGATACGCTAATCCATTAATGATTTTAGCATTTGTGTTAGGAGTAGGAAAAACGCCTTGATAAGTGCCGTTATCGACCTTTGGTGTTACAGGTGTTGCCGTCTGCGTAACTTGATTTACCTGTGTTGGCTTAGTCGTTTGTGTCGTCTTAATCGTTTTATACGATTTAACTCTTGCATTAGATTTCTTTCCATATACACAATCAGTTGTTAATCCTTCTGTAGCTTGGAAAATAATAAATACCCGTGCCGTCTTACCACCAAAGTCTCCATCAACTTTTAACGCCCATTCCTTATGATACCAATTTAAAAACTTTTGTAATTTCTCGACTTCTTTTCCTTGGCTACCACGCTTTAATGTTGGCTTTGGAACTTCGCCTTTATATTGTGAGGTCGGTTTGGATACCTTTGGGATTGTTACTTTACACAACCAAATCCTTGGAATCAACCCGCGCATTTGTGTTTCATAACAAAAGAATCCGTCATGCTTACGACCACCCGAATCGAATGTCTTGAAATAATGTTTTCCATTAACAACTTTGTATCCAGTCACAGCAATATAGTGACCAGAAGTTGTCCAAGTTACGCCACCACGACTTCCAGCACCAAATAAAAACACACCAACATATCCTTCTGCACATAACTTAAATACGTCAGACATTTTATCTACTTGATGTACATCTTGTGCACCAAAATATTTTAAGCAAGCTGGAATCCCAGCCCATGCAGTGCCATTATTTCTAATCGCATAACCATGCTGTTGCATGTATTTACCAGTTGTTAATGGTGTAATCGATGGGTTAATGGCATATAAAATGTTAGCACATGAAGCCGCTCCACATGCGGCGGTGGCATAATTAGATGAACCGTTATAATTTTTCTTGCCCCATCGACTATCATATTGTCTATATGTGCCAAATACCATTATTCTTCCTCCGCGATATCTTCATCAAATACTTCAATATCATCATCAAATACTTCGCCGCTCACATACCCATTACGTTCCGCTTTAATCGCTCTCATTTCTCCTGTCTTTTCAGCGGCTATCTCTGTATAATCATTATTATAATACGTTGTAAAGAATGCAACTGCAAAATCAAGCGCAATAGTCAACAACGTCCAAATTAACGTCAGCCAACCGAATCCCAATCCAGCAACAGCGGCGCTCACCGCATAAGTAGCTGTATTGAGTGATGCAAAGATTCTTGCAATTGTTCTGACCTTTGTCCCAAAATTCATAACAAACTACCTCCTTCTATATAATATAAATATGGGATGGTAAAACACCACCCCATAACAATTTAATTATCCAATCTATCTACGTTGAGCGCTTGTTTGTAGTGCTGTAGTAGATAAGTTGCCCAAAGCATTGATAAACTCATTAGCATTAGTAACATTAGGCAATACAAGATTATCAAAATTATAAATATCACCATATTGCGTAGCGTTACCCATTACAACCGAACCACTCTTTGCCGCCGCAATAGAGCTTTGTGTAGCTAAACTAGTTGCGGTATTTACTCCAGCGCTCATGCCTTGTGCCATTTGTGTAACGGCGGCGGCATACGTTTTCGGTAATGTGTTATTACTAATGGCGGCATCAATAATGGCTTGAAATACTTGACCATTACTATCTAAATAATTAATAATATCATCCGTATCTACAAGTTTGTCTAAATTTGTTAATACATCACCAAGACCTTGAGTAGTTGAAAGGTTTTTCTTAATCCAATTAGACCATGCACCAGTATCCGTACCAAACGAACCGAATAATTCGCCCACAGTAGAACCGACTTTATTCTCCAAAGCTTTAAGCTCATAATCTGCTTCGAACTCATCAAATAATTTTAATACTTCTTGCCATTGTGCAAGAACGGGGTTAAGGGCTTCTTCTGAACTTGTTGCGTCTGCTTGATATTCTTTTAAAGCTTGCGTAGCTTCACGGATAGCTTCGGTATCCTTTTCATACACAAACCCTTCGCCTTCTTTATAAATTCTAACTCGTTGATTACGTGCTTTCGCAAGGTTGTTTTGTAGTTCTACTAAATCGTTTTGCTGTTCTTGCTCCTTATTTTCAGTTTCAAGCAAATCAATCTGTCGTTGAACGTAAGCCCTAGCTAAACTATAGGTGCTTTCATTAAGGGCTTGTTTTTCTTCTAAGCGCTTTTTTTCTTTATCTAACTGCGTCTTAGCAAGTTCGTCTAAATAATTATAATAATCTTCCCCAGAAATTCTACCTTTCTTATAATAGTCTTTAATTAATTTTAAAGACGAAGCATAGGTTTTCTTGTCGTTTTCGTATTGCTTTAGATTATAATCAACATATTTCTTATACGCTTCTTTTCGATATTCTGTCGCCTCGGTTGCAGATATCTTTTTCGCCTTGCGAGCCGTTTTAATTTTACCTAACGCCGAAAGCAAATCGTCATATGTACCTTGAGTATTTGAAATGGCGCTTGCGATTCCAGATTTCGCTGTATCTGACGCTATATCTCGCACCGTGGTAGTATACGCCCTTCTCATATCCTTTGGCAACGCTTTAATTTTCTTTACGCCAGACTTTTTAGCAATCTTAGATTTATTTAACTTTTTAAGCTTCTTATTTTGTTTATCATATAGTTTTTTATATTCTTTAGCGAATCCAGCGTCTGTCCAATTGTATATATCGCGTTTATATTCCAAGGTGGCAAGTCCAGATTCTAGTCCTTTGACAATGGCATTGTATCTTTTTTTATAAGCCTTCTGGTTCTTTTTCTTCTGTTTCTCTTTCTTTTTGCCACCTTTAAATCCTTTGAGTTTCTTAACGCCAACTAAGCTAAAGTCTTTATCGCCATGCCCGTAAACTACACTACCTTCAGTTAACCCAGCATTACGCAACATGCGGACAGATTGACCGTGTGTGAACACCGAATCGCCTCTTCCTAAATATGTTGCGCCACGTTTGCCGCCATTAACAATGCGCATTAAGCCAGTGTCGGCATCTTGGATGATTTCAAATCCTTGCTCGTTTACTTCGGCATTGACCATCATGCCGCCAGACGCAAAATGTCTGACACCGTGCGCCTCATTTACAGTCTTTTTCCTAGTTATTACACTTACGACTTTATCTTTAAGACCACTAATTGCGCTTTTAAGAGAATCTACACCGCTCTTGCCAGATGTGTGAGCTGAGACTTTTACTTTTTTACCCTTAGTGTTTTTTATAAACTTTTGTAATGTTGGTAAATTTCCAACACTAGCCTTTGCTGTAATTTGCGGTCTAACCTTTCTACGACCAGTCTTTGTTAGTTTTTTATCTAATTTTGCGGCATTGTTTAGCGCTTTTTTAGTATTAACCTCTGGCGTAACTTTAGGCTTTTCTTTCTTCATTTTTTGGATTTTGCCATCAACAAATTCCAAATCCTTTGCCGCTGTGTCTGTGCCATCAATATTGACCTTAATATTAGGATTTTCTTTACCTAATTTCTGAATATAATCCCACGTATCCTCAACGTCATAGCCAGCTTCAGCCATCTTTTGACTAAATGTGCCAAGGTCAATACTGTTGATTTTCTTTCCGCTCTTATCAAACTCTAACCCAAGAGTTTCAGCATTCTTTTTAAGATTAGCCATATCCTTAGATGGCTTTTTGAAATTTAGACCTTTAAGTGCTTTAAGCGCTCCAATTTCTTTGTTAAGTTCTTTCCAACTTTTTCCAAGATTTTTGTTAGCCTTTTCCTCAGAACCATAATCTTCAATAGCTTTCTTTCGCTTGTTTTCAAGTTGAGATAAACTATCTCCTTGCGCTGTCTGCGCTTTATCTAAATTTTCAAGAGCATCTTTATATTGACTACTTTCCTTGCCGTAATGCTCATAAGCTTCCGTGACCTTTTGTTGAGCCGATGCTGTCTTTTCTGCTTGCGCTTGTTCGTTGTTTAACGCCAGAGCAATCTTATCATGTATTCCAGCCGCCGCTAAAGCTTCTTTATCACTTTTACCAGCAGATTTAGCAAGAGTGTATTTATCCTTTGCTTTACCTTCTAACTTACTTGGGTCTACAGTATGGTAATATTCATCTACTTTGTTGCCAGCAATTTGCTTCTTTAATTCTACTTGACGTTCGTATTGCTTAGTTTGGTTTTCAAGAATGGTTAATCTATTTTGTTCTGAATCTGTAAGTGTGCCCTCTTTTTCTTTTTCGTGCAACTTATCTAATTCATCACGTAAAGATTTATATTTCTTTTCTGTTTTCTCTACATCAGATTGTGCCTCTTTAAGTTCTTTGCCAAGTTTAATATCTCTGGCTTTTTCACCAATTGGCACATATTCTGCAAGCGCAACAGATAATAAACCAATACCAGCAACTAAACCACCACCACCAAATAACAAACCAGCTAATTTTCCAAACGCACTATAAAGCGGTATAGCGCTCTTCGTTGCACCAACTTGTGCGCCTTGCATAACTTTAAGACCATCTGTCGCACCCTTAGCACCTTTACCAAGTCCACTAAATAATTTAACCAACGAAAGACCCTTTAACCCTAAAGCCGCTTTCGCAAAAAGATTCAATCCTGTGGTTAAAAGACCAAGAGCAATAACAGCTTTTCCACCATCACTTGACAAGAACCTTAATATACTAGCTAAAATATCCATCCCTTTGTTGAGGGCTGAACTACTCATCATCGCATTAGAAAATTCACTCCAAGCCGATTTAAGATTTTCTAAATGCCCTTGCATAGATTCAAGATACTTAGCATTTTCTTTTGCCGCAGAACCGCCTTCGTTAATTTGTTTGGCGGCTGTCTCAGCGGCTTTTTCAGCGTTTTTCCAATTACCGATAACAGAAGCAAATACTTCTTGTTGGTTCTTACCAGCCATTTGAAGTGATAACGCTTGCTGTTGGTCTGGAGTCATATCATCCCAAACACCAGCGAATTCCTTAAACACTTCATAAGTGCTTTTAACTTGGTTGGTCTTTTTATCCCATAAATCTATGGTTTTAACACCATCTTTAGTCTGTACATCTAAGGTCTTAGCATCCTTTTGCATTTTAGATATGTTAGCACCAATAGTTCTTAATCCACGACCTACCTTACTGGCTTGTCCATGCATAATTTCGGTGCCAGCAGTAACCATTCCCAAAGATTGTGCATATGTATTATTATTGACCTTCATGGCTGAACCGACTTTTGACATTGCCATTGAAAGGTCAGTTGAAGAAACCGCTTGCGTATTTGAAACTTCGTTTATAGCGTCTATAATTTGTTGCGACGCTTTTGTAGCATCATTAGATACATCATTAAAATTAGCCTTTATTTGCGAGGTGATGAATCCAGCCGCGTCGCCAGCACTTAGTTCTGAGTCTGCGATGTTAGAAAACATCATAGCTACTTGACCAAGTTTTAGCGAATCTTGGTCATTAAAACCAGATTTACGAAATTCGGTTGCGGCTTCAATCATTTCGGTTCCAGTTTTAGCAACCGAACGACCCATTTTAAAGGCTTTATCCGTATATTGGTCTAACCCCTTGCCAGATAAATCTGATACTTTTTTAAATTCGGTTAGTGCGGCATCAAGCTCAAATGTCTTTTGAACCATGTCGCCCATGCCGCTAGTTACACCACGAATCACTGCGGTAATAGCACCAAATTGTACAACTTTCTTTGCCACATGCATGGATTCATTTCCAAAGGCTCTTAGCTTACTATTACTCTTTTCGACTTCCTTACTAGTACTAGCAAACCCCCTGTGCATCCCCTTGAGTTTTTTATCATTTTGTATAACTTGTCCATTTAATCCTTTTAATCGTTTGCTGGTCTGTTCTGCATCTTTTCCAAGCTGAACGATGCCATTTCCTTTACCACCCTTGCCGCCAGTAGCGCCGCCTCCAGCGCCGACACCGACCATAAGCTTGGTTTTGCTCAATCTGGCTAATTCCGCTCTTATTCTTGTGCTGTCGAGTTCACCAACAACTCGTATATGATACATACCAGCACCCATTTTACCCCACCTCTCTTTATATGTAAATCATGTCATAACAAATCATAAAAATGATTCATTATATCTTCAAACGTTTCTAAATCATATTTTTTTACATCTCCAATTTGCGACCATGCTATATTAATACTATCCGCGATATCGTCTTGATTAAATTTACTAGTGGGTGATTTATAAATTAGTTCAAGACCAAATGTGTGGTTAGCATAATCAACGGACAATTTCTTTTCCCATGCCTTCGTCCAGCCTTTAACTTTAGTGAGATTCTTATTCGCATCTTTTTTAAACGATTCTTTAATACGCTTCTTACAAGCATTATTCGCTTTAGATGATACAAGGTTAATACCTATCTTGCTCTTCCAAGCCTTTACGGGAATAAAATCAATATGTATATCATGCAAAGTAGCACAAGCTATCAACATACCTTGTAACGCAGATAGCACCTTAACAGTTTGTGAATTCTCCATAATCGGTGGTACATCTTCAACGTATATTTGTTGAACGTTATTATCAACACAATATTGCGCTACGCAATCTGCCATGTATGCAATACGATTACGCCAATCTGCTTCATCATTATGACTAAGCTCCCATAAGCCATAATCTGATAATTTTCCGTTAATAAATAATGCATAGCCGCTCTTTTGACTGCTCATGTCAAGTCCTAATATAACGCTCATTATATCACCACCAAACCTTGTCTACGTAATGCCGTGCGAACCCATTTGTCAATTTTAGGGTCTATTTTAGATAGAAAGTTATCCCACATTGGACGTGGCGGGATTGGCTTACCTTTATTATAATTATAAGCACCATATCCACCTTCTAAGATATCAAGAATATCTTCCGTGACAGTACGACCATAAGGCGAACTGTAGTGAAATTCTGCTGGATTTGGTGTCAACATATTTGGTTGAAATTCAACGATACCAAATAACCCCTTAGCTTCATGCTTCCAAGCATCTAACAAACCCTTGCTTCTGTCGTAATCTTGTGGCGAATACGCACCATAAATATCACGCTCTATCTCATTTTGTAATTCACTAAATACACGCTCTATAACTTCATTAATTGCCTTACCAACTGCCTTGCCGATAACAACATAAAACTCCGCATCGCTACTAATAGCCATTACTCTTCACCCATTTTTAACGCTCCGCGAATGATATCAGCATTACCATCTTCTTTTGCGAGTTCAAGAACTTCATTGAGACTCTTTGGGAGCTTCTCAATTACTTCTTCCCATTCGCCGTCTTTTGGCAATCTATCTACATACTTCTCAATCATCTCTGGGAGTGTTTTGTTTAAGAATTTAGCAATTGCAATTTGTGGAGATTCAAAATATTTAACATAGTCATACACCATATTCATATTAGTAATTTCTTTTTTAATATCTTCCCACATGCCACCGAGCATAATTTCACCAATATCTAAAACGTCCATATCGACATCTTCATCATCTGTTTCTGGGACTTGAAAATCCTCAGCGTTTAAGTCCGTGCAACAGACTAAAACATTCATTGCAATGGTCATTTCTTGTTCAATGGGGTTATCGGCTTGTACAACTAATTCTCCAATGCTCATTGCTTCTTCTAATGTTAAATATGGTCTGACATGTAAATCATATTCTTCAAAATATAATTCTTTCGGCATTGTTAATTCTTTCATAATACCATTCCTTTCTTTTAACCATAATAATATGGAAAATTTTTCTTACACAACTCAATTATTTTTATCAAATCTATTTGTGTAATTCTACCAATTTTTTCCTTTAACTGTGCTTTATCAATCAGTGTATATTGCTCGCATAATGCAAGCGAATCTGATTCCAAACACTCATAATCCTTTTGAGATAATTCATAATGTAATGGCAACTCCTTCTTATCTTGTGTTGTAAGTGGAACACAATGCACACATGGCGAAAATGCACACGCATTTTTATTTTCCACAATGACACAAGGTCTAATACCGTTTTGAACACTACCAACATTGTTGCCAAAATTACAAATATATATCTCTCCCGCATCTACTATTTTGAGCATAGTATATCACTTCTTGTTTTTCTTTTTGGTTTTCGGTTCAGTTTTTTCAACTTTCGGTTCAAATCCCTTGAAGTACATTTCGTTATCAACCTTGACCATCTGAACTTTTGTAGGTACATAATCGTATGGATTCTTTTTACAAATCACATAATCATCTACTTCAATATATAACGAACCATTTTTTTCAAACCTTACTATGTATTCACCATCTTTCAATTCAACTACCCCCTTTGGTTGTCTTAATGTGCAACTATTCATTGAATCTATGGGCAACCATGTATGCTCAATGTTGCACCTCCGCATAAAAGGGCATATCTCGCCACTTTTGATACAAGTGCAAAAGCCATAATACTCACCCTTTTCGCAATACTCACACATGGACATAATATCGCCCCCTTGCGTCTAAATATGTAAAAAAATAGGGAAAGATATATTATCCTTCCCTATTATAAAATTTAAGCACCTGTTACATTGACAGCAACAGTAGAAGTCATTGTAGGCTTTGCTGTTACAGCAATAGTAATTTCAGTATCGCCAGCACCAGCACCAGTAACTAATCCAGCATTCGTAACCGTGGCTACAGAAGTAGAACCAGAAGTGAATGTTAAATTAGCATTATCAAGGATGCCAGTACCATTCTTAAAGATACCAATTACCTTTAATGTCTTTGTTCCGCTGACAGCAAGACTAAAGTCACCACCATCTACCGCCATGGCAGTAAGGTCATCATACCAATTACCACCATAAATCTTCTGCTTAATTGTACCATATGTACCCATATCATTACAATTAGCAGTAGTGTATGAAGCAAGAGCAGAACCAGACAGGTTTGAAGTAGCCGCACCAGATGAAGTCAGTGAAAGCTCGACATTACCAGCAAATTGGAATCTTGGAATGTCAACAATCAGCTCGCCAACTTGTGAACTAGTAGAAATCTGTTCAACATTAGTACCACCAGCAAATAACGGATAAGTCATTACAAGGTGTACTTCTGATGGAATGATTGCAGAAGGTACTACAAACTCTTGGATACCACTATCGTTAGCGTTGTATCTAACGCAATAAGTCTCACCCTCTGTAACATCTGCTACCGTAGCAGTCTGTCCACTAAATGTCAGCGGCGCCCAATTCTCTTGACCAGCCAGAGTATACCAACCTACTGTACCAGCAGAACCGAAAGCAACTGGCGTTCCTTGTACAGCAAGTGTACCACTACCAGCAGTTACAGTTTCAGTAACCAGAGAACTACCACCAATAACTACTTGACCACCAACATTCAGCGCAAGATATTGCAGATTGAACAGCGCGTCAGTAATATTAGCTTCAAGAATAGAATCGTGGAAGTATCTACCTAACAGCGGGTTAGATAATCCACCTCTAATATCTTCAGCGGTTACTGAAATGGAAATTCCAGATTCTTGGAGCGTCTTGGAAGTAAAAATCTTTGTCGGCTGTGTACTTGACTGCGTGAAGGCTTCAATAGTACCTACACCAGCAAGAATATAATTGCTCATATATTTTTCCTCCTTTATAAACTATATACTTGTAACTTTCTTTACTAAGTCTTGTGCATCAGTAAAGATTTCTGAATACTTATCTTTCTTTGTCTTATAGACCCAATGGCTTAAATTAAATCCTTTAGTATCACCTTGTGCTAAATTAACTATCAACTTATTAACTTGATACTCTAACTTATTAACACTGGATTCAAATAACGCATCAAATAACCGCAACGGCAACTGATACAAATCTTCAAGTTTATAACTCGAACTTACAACCACCGCCACCATTCTATCTTCTAACGTCGGTATAACAACATCTTTATTCTTAAGAGCATAATATTCTTCAACAATACGCCTAAAATCATCGCTCATCTCCATATCATCATAATTATATATGTTCTGAAAAAGAATAATGTCTCTTAGGTCGCTAAATTGCACATCGTCAATCTCAATTATATCATCGTTTGAATATATTTGTAACCAAGTGCGATTGCCCTTAATCCTAAACCCTATATTCCAACCATTAATCATAATCTGCGATTCGTCTTTACGAATCTGTTGTGTTAAAAGTTCATTGGGTAGAAATGAAGTATTCCTTAATTTTTCATCGTATCTTGCCCCCAAACATAATGCCATGACAGTTAAAAAATCTTCCAACATTTCTTCCATATCATGCATCATCAAAATTAAAAATCTTAAATAGGTCATTTGTATAATCTCTATGTTTGGGATTTTATTTTTTTCAATTTTCAATACATTCTGTGCATCACGAAATTGATAGAAATCTTTTACCAATATTGGCTTTATCTGTAATCCACAATAAGGTACTGGTTTGCCAAATGCAACATACGACTCTATATATTCTTTTATCTTATCCACTAACAACCACCACCATCTGTATCAGAAATTTGAGTTGCCATAATAATGGACAGCCCTGTAAATGTATAGTTGTTACCTATGCCTATTCTAGAACGGCATAGTGTGGTTAAATCATTATCGTATTGTAAATAACCTACGCCAGCAACATCTTCCCCGTTTAACGTCTTCATAATCTCCATTTCTATAACATCGCCACGATTGCATGTGATACCATTATATCGCACTAATGGGATTTTAGAACCAAATAAAATATCAAATGCGTATGCCACCGTCGCTATATTGCGATTAATTGGGTCAGTAACATATCTATATAATTTCAATATGGTTCTATTATTCGTTTCTTCGTTTGGTTGCACGTTGGTTAGAAATATATGATAATTTTCCATGTCGTCTTGACCGTCCCATATCAACGCCCGCTTTTGTGCGATTGTAAGATTAGGTTGGTCAAGCGCATCAATCGTATTGTAATATATTAATTTACAAAAGTTGTCATTTTCTAATAAAGCCATTACAATTTTGAAAGGAATGTATGGCATAGAAAGAAACTTGTTATTCGTTGCTTGCATAATCTATACCACCCCCTAATTAAAATAATGGCTTTAGCATAACGTCTATCGTTTTGGTCGCAACCCCCGCAGAAAATGTAAGTGTCAAGGGGTCGTTTGTTAATTTAAGAACGGACAAAGTAAAGGCATGTCCGTCTTGAGATAACGCGAAATAATCTGTAGTCAACCCAGAGTATCCCCACGTAATTTCGTCGTCTTGTCTTACACCATTTTGATACAAATATGCTGTAAATGTCATTGGTTGTTTCTGCCTTACTTCATCAAAGCTTGGCTCAATAACCACATCATAAATATCAACTACATTATCAACAATCTCAATTTCACATGTAGCGAAAACATTTTGATTGCCGCTCAATGTTGCGGTGATAACAGCAACGTCACCAACACTGCCAGTTAATTCATAATCCCCATTGTCATTAATTGTAACATACTCATTGCCGCTCCATATAATACCCCTATCTACAACTTCGCCATTAAATTCAACAGTTGCACTTACTTGTCCAGTAAATCCACTAACTTGTTGAGAAAAATCGGGTTGTATTTCAATAGTATATATATAGTCTGTAGCATTAGCAATATTATTTACTAAATCATCCGATGGTTGAATAGTATCTAAATACATATCAATATACAACAGAGTAGAATGTTCTGTGCCCACATCATTGTTTAGCATTGTTTGATACGCCGATATTTTATATGGCTGACCATTAAAAATAAATCTCTGATTCTTTCTAATGGCTCGTGTAAGTTCGTTGCCCTGTACAATAACAAAGATATGCCCATTTGCGACTATAATATCTTTATCTTTCGATGGTTGTGGAGTTGATAACTCATAATCAATTGCACACCATTGCTGGTGAACAAACCCATTGTTAGGGTCAACCCACTTCATTATATTATTACACCTACGCACTTCAATAGAATTAATTGGACTCTCAAACTCATTAGTATTAATGCAAATCCAATAATCCTTTTCAGTTCTGTACATAAGACCAAGGGGAACATCTAAGGATATATCCTTATGTGAAAATACCTTAAAGTCATCGCCCTTCTTAAACCCTGTCCCAATATCAATGGCGGTATCTACGCTAATATCGGTCAATGTATATGTATCACTGCCGATTTCGCTTTGTTGATAAATAGCATAACTAGTTTGGGTGGAATTTTCCCACCTGTCATTGATTAATGCTTGTAATTGATTAATGTAGTGATTGTGGGGAGTTGTGCTTAAACTACGCATACTTTCATACATAGGTAAGTCCAAAGCGCACACCCCCTTTACGTTTCTTCATATAGCTTAGCCGAACAATCTAAAATGACACTACGAATATCTTTCTTTGTAGCAATATCTTCTGTTTGTTTTAACCCCTTGAGCATTGTCAATACAGACTGCTCAACGTCACTCAAATCATTTTCCTGTGACATACGAGCTATTAACTTAAAAAGATATCCCTTGTAACTATCTTCGCCAAAAGTATCATATATGGATAAGCATTTCCATACCGCGCCAGCATATCTATTAGACATTAAGCATCACCCCCAAAATATGGGAGCGAACCCCAATTAGCCCAAAGATAGTTTGTAGTGCTTTGCTTTACTCTTGTATAAAGCATAGTAAGATATTCTTGTCGTGGTTTCAAATTTTGACCAGTTGCAAGGCGTTTGAACTCTCTGTCTTGTAACGTTTCCTTGAACTCAAGCACATCATTAATATTAGACTCATACCAAGATATCACAGTATAATCTGCAAGTATATCCATCTCTAAATCAGTTAAATCAGAATTAAATGATTCTGTGTCTACATCATAAGATAAATCTTGCAAACATTCAACGAACCTTGGAACGCCTTTAATCAAATATGCTTGTAAAACGCTATTGAAAGTATCTTCGTCACTTGCATACAACGTGTCTAAACTATAATCACGCATAACAACCAAAGCTTTATCAATTATATTATTAAAAGGAGTAGACATAATTTATATTCCTCCTTTTGTATAATTATTCTTCAAGCGCTTCTAAATCTTCCGCACTCATTATCTTAATATCTTCTGCGATTTTAGCGATATCATATCCTAATGTGGTCTTGATACGCTCTAACTTGTTAGCTTCAATATGCTCGCCGTTATTATAAAGCTGGGCGATTTCCCTTATAGTGCTTTCAAGCAGTGGTTTACTCATACCACAAAGTAAATCAACATCAACATCATCTCTAAGATAAACAAGCTTATCCATGGCTTCTTTTGTGTAAACTTGCTCTTCGTTTTCATAAAGATTTTGTTCGTCGCAGAACTCTTTATCAGCCACATAAATCAAACCAGACTCCATGGTTTTAGGATACGAAGAAATCACATCAAGCAAATCGTCTTGTCTGATATAAATAACTTGCCCATACTCCTTAAACTCAAAGATTCTACCTTGTCCATTCGGCAATGTAGAAACATTGACAGGATTGTGAGCAATATTAATGCACTTTATTTTAGCATTTGCTCTTCTATCACTCTGCACAACAACTTGTGGTGGCTGGTTAACTTGCTCTTTAAGCTGTGCAATTAATTCCATTGCATCTTGGAGTGCGCTTTGCGTTTCTTGAAGTGTGTTTTTAGTTTCTTTAAGTTCACTTTCAATTTGTGCCTTTGTAGGCGACTTTGCGTTATTAGCCATTATTCCATTATCTCCTTTCAATCATATAAAGGGGTTGGACATACAACCCCTTTACATTAATTTTATACAATATCAAGCTACGCTTAACCTTCAAGGTCTTTAACAATACCGCAAACGGCATTAGTAACAACTTGACAATCCCAAGCCTTATTCAGAGTTGAAAGCTGGAGCAGATTAGCATTATCATAGATGGCATCAGTATGAGACATCATTTCTCCACCAACACCAATCTTAACAATCTTATCTGCCGCTGGTGAAACAACCCAAATCTTAGTGTCGTCCAGCTTCAGTGCATAAGGAGTAGCAACATTATAAGGGTTAGCTACTTGCTCAAGCGGCAGTACATCGTAACGATACGATAGCTTACTTAATCTTTTAATCTTTCTAAAATTAAATCACGTCGCTTATCAGAAATTCTATCTTGTGAACGCAACGAATTGATAAATTCCACAAATTGAGCTTTGGTATTATTACCTTTACCATATAGTTTATGAAACTCATTGTGAATACTTTTGTTTAAAGTTATACCATTCTTAATGTTAGTTCTATTTTTAACATCCCAATTATAACCATTGATGTGGTGAACAACAATATCTCCACGCGACTTCTTTCCCGTAATTTGACAAGTGTAATCATCTCTTGCAAAGCATTCTGTTACAAATTGCTTATACAATGGGTTTCTAAACCTATGATTGACATCACGTCTGTCTTCTTCTGACAAGTTTGGATTATAAAAATAATTTTTCTCACCTTGTAAATTACGATAACCACACTTTTTACAATGATTACCTAAAAGAACTCGTTCTGGCGTTGTTTTCCATAAATCGCCACAAGAGCATCTAAACAATATCTTTGTAGTATTGCCCTTATATTGTTCTAACGGAATAACATCAATGTTCTTATCTTTTAATTTTTGTAAAAACTCATCATGTGTACGCAAAAGTCTATCGTGCTTGTGTTCGCTAATGCACTTCTTACAGCAACAATGACCTTTTAACAATCTTTTAGGAGTCGAATAACATAACTCGTTATGTTTAATGCACATACATTTGATAACCGTATACGCATTCATATAACTTTCAAGTGGTATAATATTTGATTGTATATTTTTTAACTTAGCAACAAATTCTTCGTTTGTTAGTTTTCGCGGCATTAAACCACCTCGCTATATATTAATAAAGCGTTGTAATTTAATACTAGAAAGATTAAATAAGTATTAAGTAATTTATCTTGTTCACTATGAAACGCAACCTTCATAGCGGTCTTACCATCACTGGCAGACTCCTTACGCTTTCACGTAAGTCCAGACTATATGTTCATCTGATACCACAAATATCAGAGAGGGATTTTTCGCGCACCATTAGCTTGTGCGCTAACTCCGACACAATCGGATAGTCGTTGAGGGTGTTTCTTATCTATACATAGACTTAGAACTTTCCCTGCTGAACGTCCATTGTAAACAGCGTTTAGGATTTAACCTTGCGCCATACCCATCTCTTTTTTCTGCTTTCGCAACCACACAGCGTATCGTTTCCAATTACTGTTTGGGTGTACATGGGTCTTTAGGATTTACCAGCATTTAACCCCTAGTACGTACACGTCACCGTATACGCATGGTTTATCTTTATTTATGCAACTTTGCTTAAATAAATTTTTCCATTGAATGTCTGTAAATGACCGAGCTTTACATACTCATCATCCAGCAGATATCTATAATTAGCATTAGTAGGCAGTACAGCCTTCAGAGCTACAGGCGTACCAATGATAACAGCCTTTCTGCCTTGGTTATAAGCAGTAACCTTTTCGCACAGAGAAATCAGAGCGTTCTCGCTGTAATTAGCAACAGCCAGATTACCAGACAGATTTCCAGTAGCAGTAGCAAAAGCATCATAAGCATCGAACATCATAGCAGTCTCAATGCTTCTTACAGCCTTCATTACTTCCTTAGCAATCTTTACACGACCAGTCAGAATCTCAAACAGGTCAGTACCTACAGTAACTTGTCTATTAATAGGAGCAAGAGTTACAGTAGTCTTAAACAGCTTTTGCAGATTAGTGCTTCTCTTTCTGTAACCAGCCTTAGTAACATTATACAGAGCGTTGTTCTCAATATCAAAGCTCATTGAATCTCCAAGGTCAGCGAATCTGAAATCAGCAAAGTATCTCAGAGAACCAGTCATGAGTGTTTCTGGCAGAAGCATATCAATCATAAAATCTCTGATATCATCAGCCATTTTCATTACACTTGGGTGAGCGGCGAATCTCTGTAACGAGCCGTCAAAATTATCATCTGGATTCATGCCAGTTCTACGATAAAGTTCTTGTGTGAATTCCTTATTAATTGCCTCTTCCATTACGTCTTTCGGAGTGGAAGAAAATTGCTTACCAACAACTCCCCTTTCAGCAAGGCAGTGTTCGCCATATTGCTTCATAGCATCATACAGGTCTTTTGAATTCTCAGCGAACTTCTTAATTCTTGTATATTCTACCATTACGTATATATCTCCTTTCGTATATTGTGTATTTTAATTATGCTTGCACGCATACGCATCTGAACATTTTAACTTGTTCCATGCCAATTCCAGCCGTTGGGAACGGCGCAGTTCCAACATACTCAATCTTAAATGCAGTAGAACCAGAAGTAGCGCCAGTAGCCGCGGCTACTCTCGTGAATGTAGTTTGACCAGCCTTAGACTCAAGGATGTCTCCAGCAACAGCACTAGCGGCAGTGTTATCTACACAATCAACAGTAATGTCAATTTCATCGCCTACTTGCGGTTTGAAACAATCGAACGGTCTGTTAGCAAGATTTGTATAATCTCTAGGGTCTTCACTCAGTCCAGCAAAGAACTTGGTACCAACCGCAGTTAAATGCTCAGACGGATTATAAGCAATCCACAGTCCACCAAGCGCACCGCTCGCTGGTGCAGTTGCAGTCCAAACTTCGTTGCCCTGTACGCCAGAAGCCGCAAGTGCGACTAAGCCACCACCAGCAACATCAACTTGAGCTTGTGCAGTTCTATTCAGAGCGTCAATATTTGTAGCTTGAATTCTTGATTCAACAATTACTCCATTAGCCATATTAATTTATTCCTCCTTTTTACTTATTCAGAATTCTTACGAACACATTAGTATCCATGTTTGACCTATCACTGAAATCAAATCCCATTCTAATATGCTCGTCCTTTTTTCTTGGGGTTTTCTTAACACCAAATTCGTATGCAAATGCTTGAGCCTTTACCTTAAATTGAGCAAGTTCATCATATTCACATTTCTCTGCTTCTACTTCAAGCTCTGCATATTTATCTTGCGGTAAGTCTTGTTTAACTTCTGCAAGAATTTGTTGTGTAGCAAATGCTGTCTTCTCTTTGAGTGTATCAACTCTAAACTTTCTTAATTCTGCGAGTTCACACGCAATGCTATAGCACTCATTCATAACAATATTTAATTTTTCATCATCTGATAAGCCAAGCTTTCTTGCTTCATCTCTCTGCTCGTCGGTTTCAGCTTTGAGCATTTCAAGCATAGCGCCCGCATAAGCATTAACGTCTAAAGACATCTTTCCATTACACATATCTTCTTCCGTATCGGAATATGTGTCCTGTTCTTCAAACTCTTCAGCATTTTCGTCACTGCCCTCTGGGTCTTTGTCGTCTGGCTCATCATTTTCATCGGCTACATCAACTTCCTTATCATCATCAACAAAAGTTTCGTCAGCTTGCATTTCATCTTCTTCCATTTCTTCTGGTTCGGATTCAAGTTGCTCTTCCATCACTTCGTCTTGACTTTCCATAATTTCTTCTGACATACCCTTTGTCTTATTTTCAGCCATATTTTTGTCGTCACCACCTTCATCATCAAGATTAAATTTCTTATATAACTTTTCAATTTTACTAATAACCGCAGTTTCATTTTCTTGTTTAGCATAAGCTAAAGCGGAAGAAAGAGCATAGCGATTATAGTAAAAGGTGTCGCCAACTAATTGCATAAGTGGATATTTTAAATGTTCACTAGGAGCATCTTGCCAGCCTTCTTCAACTAAAGCGTATACAGACTTTACAAGCGTAGCTTTATTAATCGCCTTCATAATCTTATTGCGCATAGCTGTTTTATCCACATCGCCCCACGGCGTTTCTTTTAATTCAGTCTTGTTAATTTTATAAGTTATCTCTGCCATTTTATCCATACGTTCATTTGCAAACCTTTCAATGCCGAATTGGTTAGATTCTTTATCATACTCGTTTTTAATTTCAGCAAAAGATAACACCTTTGCTTCACTACCACGAATAGCTGGCTTTACGCCTAATAACGTGCATCCCAAAATGGAAAACACATTGATAAAGCCACTCTTACCCATTTCTGGCTCTTGAAAGTCAAGCATGTCTATTTCCATTGATACATCGGTCTTGCCACCTTTGCGCTTGAAAATCTCCATAGCATTGTTGAAATATCGTTTCCATATTTTTCCCTTTGCGCGAATAAATAACTCTGGATTGCCATCATATTCTTTTTCAACAATCTCTGGCTCTTCTTCAACGAAAAATCCGACAGCTTGTTCGTTGTCTTCGTGTCCCATAAAGTCTGTATCTAACACATCAAACGCCGCTAAAATAGGCTTACCTTTAATGCTGGTCGCCGCGCTTTTGATTGCAGAACGCGAAATAGGCATTTCATGCGAATTATCCCCAGAACGACAAACATCGAACTCCAGTGTAGCAAATTGAGAATTTGAATTTTCTTCAACAACCTTAAAATTATCAATTTCAAAATTACATCGCTTTGATTGCATCGCTTTCCTCCTTTCTTAAAGATTTATGTTTAATAATAAACATATATTTTCAAACTTGCCAGTTTTAACAAAGTAAAATATCGTGCCATCACTATATAATGGATATACGCCATTCTCCATTAACTTATGCACAATCTTCATATCATGTGTAGCATAATATTTTGTCTTGTCTTTTGGCACTTGTTTGCATAACATTATTCAACACCCCTTACGGTGTTTGAGTCTGCAAGTGGGAAGAAAGTAGGAAAATCTTTATCAAAAGCTTTATAATCCTCCCCGTATTGTTCTGCCTTATCTTTTATAAGTAACATTTGCGCAAATTGCTCATTGACCATTAATAAAATTTTGTCTAATTCAACGACGACTAAAAAATCACCATTGTCATTAGCGACTTGTCTCACAGCCATTACCTCATTTTGGAAAGTAAGTGTCTTAGCCAACATTTGCTCCATCATATCTTGTAATCCTGTATAGGATACATCTCCCGCTGGTGTTGCGGGATAATATGCAACAATATTAAAATTTTCAAGACACCTTTCGTTAATAAGGTCTGCAACATGTGGATACCAATGAGCTATATGCTCATGTATTAATTTACTAGCATTTTGGCATACATAAGTTACACCAAGAATGGAAACTGCGGCATCCCAATAGCGATTAAGTTCAAAACATTTCCCATTTAATTCATATATTGCATTAATCGTGCTTTCGCTTACATTCATAAATCATCACCACCTTATATATATTGCCATTTATAACCGCCCGCTGTTCGTTGCTTATTACGACAACAAGCAGAAATGTGCTCATGTGCCACTCCAGTAACTTTTTCAGCTACCCTCATAGATTGGTACTCACCAACAATATCACCAGTTGTAATATCAATAGCCATAACACGATGTCCCTGTTTCATAGATATAGTATTTTTTGTATCTAAGGAATGAGTTTTACCATACATTCCATTTTTTTCGCCACTTTGCGATATGGACATTTTTAACTTAGTTGCCTTACTGTGATGTTTACCATACATAGGATTCCCATTCCCGCGACGAGACATAGATAAATTTAGTCTTTGTTGTTCATCCATACGACGTTGATAATTATAATTTTTATCTCCTTTATGAGCGTTAGACATTTTTGTTCTAGTTTCTTCACTCACCTCTTTACCAACTTCTCCACCAGACGTTAAGTTATATCCTTTATCTTGATTCATTAAGTCCCAATAACCAACAAATAACTTTTCGGCTAATTGTGCTTGTTCTTTGGTTAATCCTTCAAGCAATATTTCGTGCTTGAAGTTATCCCAACCGTATTTTTTAATAGCATTACTAAAATGTTGATTATGCACATAACCCCTTCCGTTATGCCAACGCCTTTTGGGCATTAAATGTGTTATCCCAACATACATTTTACCATTTGGTGAAGTATGACGATACACTATATACTCTCCCATTACGCTTCGTCCTCTACATCTTTTTCCACTGATTCAATAATCTGCGTTTCACCCAGACGTTTTAATATTACACTCGTTTTCTCAATTAACTCAAGGTCATCTTGCATAGCGTCTAAATCATTCTGTTGAACAAGTCCATTTGTTAAATCACAAAGCGTATCAAGAACGTCTGTATAACATAATTGTAATTTTTCCATATTCGTCATAATCTTACGTCCTCTTTCCTGTCGCCCGTTTGTCATAGTCTCTACTATCGGTAGCCACCCTACGCTTTCTTGGACGACCACCTTGAGAATTAACTGTACTACTTGCAGTATGAATTGATAACAACATACCAAGCTTATCTGTTAATGTACCATTCTTACCTTCATCTAGCGCTTGTTCAAATAAGTGTGGTGGATATCCATAAGCTTGCGCCCAAGCGCCCTCACTCAATATGATACCCCTATCGGCAAGTTCAAGCATTTTGTCACGTCTATGTTCTTTATCAAACCAATATTCTAACCCATCAAAATGGAAATAGAACTTATACTTCTTGGTTTTCTTATTAACAAAGAAATTCAAGAAATTCGTGAATTGATAATAAAGCTTCTTAACTTCACCAGCGTCGGTTGTAATCTGCGCTATCAATTCTGCTTCAGAACATTTATCTGTAGTATATATTACTCTGGTTGCGCTTGCGCCTAATGCAGATGTGTTAAGATTATGATTCGTATACATTGACTCATTGTAATCTTGGAATTGATAGAACTTGTTATTTTCTGTTGGCAGACTTCCGACTTTTATATTTTTACTCAATCCGCTTTGTACAAGATTCAATAATTGACCAAGTAACTTAGGGTCAATAGAAAAATCATTAGGTTGTTTTGAATCCTTTTTCATCATCATCTGACCAACCAAAATACCATACGCACTAGCAAAATCCTTATCATATTGTAGCTTTTGCACCTCTGCATCTAATACAGTATTCCGCATAAGATTTGCCAAGGGTGGTACAGTAGCAAATGTACTTGTGTCTGCCTTAAAACACCAAGCGCCTTTGTCTGGCGATGTCTGCGTCCAATATGACCACGTTCCAGTACGACTATTAAATTGATTCGACGGAATATAATTATCTGTATTTTTGCTCTTAAATAAGTCGTCAAAATATTCGCCAAATATCGGCGCATACAAATCAATATCTACCATGCCACTTAATAAGAATGATAAATCAATATCAAATAATATTCCGCTTTCCCAATAGCCAGTAATTTTACAATACTTCTGTGGTAGCATTTGCAAAGCATACTTTTGAACACCGTTTTTCTTAGCGCTCTCTCGATACCAACAATAATACACACCGCTACGCAACACATTCTTCACAACATCTCTAAAAATGTGTTGATAATCAAAATTAAATAAAAACTTATTTACTCTTGCTTTATCTTCTTTATATTCAGTCGAATTGTAATCTTTACCGCCTGCGTTTTGGCAAACTGGATTTAAGTCAAAAGCAAGTATGTTAGCTTTATAGTTAGCCACTTTCTCATATATAGTGTCAAAATATTCCATATATTGACTAAATGAGCGCAATACATCTTCATTATCAACAGCGTTTGACAATGCCTTGATAATCTTTTTATACGTCGGTACTTTCGCATCATTATTTAAGTTTTCAAGGTTTTGATTTAATATTTCTGGTGTATATACGCCGCCACCATATAGCCACGGATATCCTTTGTATAATCCATCAGCAAATTGTAAAACGTCCCAGACGTTTTCTCTTGAAATCAGAGGTTCACCCTGTTTAGTTTCTTCTGTCAAAAGGCATCCTCCTTTCTTTCAGTATTATTTTATATATTATGTATCTGCCCACAACTTCCATTCAGAAACATCCCACTCTGGTTGTTGTTGAGCCTTTATCATTGCTAACTCTTTAAGGTGGAAGAAATAGTTTGCATATTCACACGCAACAATCCTGTCCCTTTTATTACGACCAGCTACAACGAGTGAAATAAATCCTTTCTTAATGACTTGTTGTAGCTTAATCGCTTCATCAATAATCATAATGTCTATTTGTACATGCCCTAATAATTTACGCATCTTTTGGTTAGGACTTAGAGTATTATAAACACCCTTTTCAATCATATCTTCCTTTGCAGTCATTTCATCGACAGGAAATCTTATGATATGGTGCTGTAATGCAGATTTCATAGCAAGATGATAATTATTATTACGTTCATCAGTACCAATAACTGGTATAACAACCTTTAACGCATTAGTATCCACTGTACGAGAACGTAAATTATCTGCTTTTGATTTATCACAAAAGAAATTAACTATGTCATCATCATCATATATACCCAATCCACTCATTTGTATACCAAGTTCTTCATGAAAATATGATTTAGATAAATCTTGCCATCTATCCTCCCCTCCGTTGCGCAAATCGCATAAAATCGCATCTACATCATAATAAAAGAACAACTCTCTTATCCTTAATAAAGACTCATCCTTTTCACTACCAGCATATGTTTCCATATAATCACAATTGCGCAAGTATCTGGTTTTGTTTTCGTTTGGATACCCACTCATACAACCAATAACCGTATTATCAGCAGTTGCATTGGCGTTGACCGTATCCGTAAAGGCAAAGTCGATATATAAAACCCGTAATTCATCTTCCTCTTTTTCTCTAAACCAAGGGAACTCACCGCGACCATACTCTGTAATATACTCTTCCGTAGTAGGCGGCACAAACGCGTGCTTAATAATCCTATTAGAGTTAAACATCTGCAACGTATAAAAACTACCTTCGATTTCGCCTTGTGGCTCATTAAGATACTCCATACGTATTTCGATATCACTAGATTCACGCTTAGCTATATCATAATCTTCTTGCGTCATAAATTTGTGATATATCGCAGTCAAAACATCTCCAGCAAATACATTATATACTAATCGTTTGCTTGCAAAGAAGTTATTAACACATACCTTCCATGCGTTCCAAAACCATTCATGCTTATACCTTGTGGAAGTAAGATAAATAATCTGAGCTTGCTCAACCAATCTTGGGTCTTTAGCATATTCTGGTTTTAACCTATACGAAGGCACTCTTGCATGTCGCATAGGTAAGAATACAGAATCAACCATGTTCTTTTTCAACAATCTACACTCTTCAAATATAAGTGTATTAGCTCTTTCACCTCTACTTGAATCCGTTTCTGGCAAAATCAATATCCATGAGCCATTAAATGAAAAGTCAACACGAATTTCTTCCGTATCATACTTAAACTTAATCAATCCTTGCTCTTTCATCCATTTCAATTTCGGTGAAAATCTATCACATAGCTCATCTTCCATTTTGTTTTTAACCATTTTTTTAGCTGTCTTTATTGTAGTAGCAGTTAAGACAACTTCCGAATGTGGATATAGTAAACATTTTATAAAACCACCTAGCGCGGCGAGAAATGTTTTAGATAAACCACGACCACACATCATATAAAATACATTACTAATACCCATAAGGTATATCATAATCTCTTGGAATGGTTTTAAGCTAATGCCTAGTTCATATTTAGCATATATATTCCAATTGCGTCTGTAAAATGTACACCAATTTCTTACTTGACGCTTACGCTCATCTGGGGTGAGTTTACGCTTACGCTTCATGCGTTTTTTTCTTTCAAATATCAGTTCTTCTAATGTCACGCAGAATCAACCCCTTGCTCTGTGTATTCCGCTATTTCATCTCGCGTATCTTTCAAAGTGTACTCTTTTGAACCAAGCAATAAATTATACAGGGGGCGTTTGATATGGTCTTCCCAATAAGCACCAATCCCCATAAAATCTTTATACTTCTCTAAATCTCTATAATGAAACGCTGGCTCTTCTTCTTCCATATAAGCAATCTGCGATTCAATAATCTTCTCTGCCATACTTAAATCGCGACTGTTCTTAAATTCATCAATCTCAAGCGTTTTCATTAATTGAATTAATTGCTTTTGCTCTTCTTTTGTGTCCAACCCTTCTTCGTCTTTTTTACGTATAGCAAGTTCGACAAGGCACAATCTTCTATACAATGTTTCTTGCGAAGGCGTTAATTCACCTAAGCCTTCTGTATAGTATTCATAACGATATTCAAGAAATTGATAATCTTCAACTTCATGATATCCCCAATCTAATCTAAACTGCTCCGCTTGCGCCCTTATAGACTCTTCATGCTTTTGTATATTTTTAATATCTCCAAAAGAAACGTCGGTATCAGCAAACTCTTCCCAATGGTCTGAATTTTTACGATTTGTATTCATTACTTGCAAATAATTACCTACATAATTAAAAGCACTACCTATCTTATCCTTTTCTGCAATTTTACGCTCCAACGCTTCAAATGCCTTTCTTGTAAAAGGTATGTTTATGTTAGCACATGATAACCATAATGCACTCTCTAAATTACCATACTTTTTTATATATCTATGCACCATTCTATTGCAACAATCTTTACAGTATGGTAAAACTTTATTATAATGGAGTGGATTTGGAGATTTATAAAACTTATCTATAGTATATGGTCTACCACAACCTATACAATACGATTCCGTTATAGGCATTGCTTTAGCCATAACCTTCACCCCTTTCCGTTTAATCCTTTATCTCATATATTATTTCAAATACACACTGTCAATGTGTGCATTTGGAGTAATATACAATTACTGTATATGATTTACTCTTTTTATCAGATATTCATCAATATCATCTTCCACTCTTTTCATTTCTCCAGTATTATTATCTGTACGCAAATGATTTATAATATCTCTTAAAGCCTTTAACTCAATTTCATTGTCTTTGCTTAACATATGCAAAGACAACTCCAAGCCATCCAATCGTTCTTTGTCTTTCGCCAAACATTTGTCATAATGGTCGAACTTAGCTTCTATATCTTCATAAGGTTTATTTAACGCTCTTTTAGCTTCTACAATAACCTTCCAAGCCGAACCAATAGCAATAATAACGCCAGCAACCGACACGATTGATGCCCACGATAATGTAACTACCATCGACAACCCCCTTCTTGTATTATATTTTTAGTCGTGTTGCCCCTTATATCATTTTATATCGTTTTATCTCATAAAGCAGAAAACGCCATGCGTTGTTATCGCATGACGTAATCAGAAATCTTTTCCACACGTGGTGAATAGATTGGTTGCGGGTGTTGGATTTGCACCAACGACTTCAAGCTTATGAGGCTTGATTCCTAACTACTGGATGAACCCGCCTTATTAAATTATATTGGTGTCCGTGGAGCGATTTGAACGCTCAATCCATTAAGGCATCCGAGCTTAAATCGGATGTGTATGCCAATTCCACCACACGGACATAGTTTTGTTTAATAGTCAACCTTTTTCATAACATGGTACGCATACCATTGGCATAGGCGTGTTACGCTTATGGTAGTTGATTGGGATACGTTTACTATCCACACAAAATAATTAAGATATAAGTGCCTTACTTATACAAATAGTTTGCAACCTACTTATTAAGTGCTTCGGCGCTCTTTTCCACCACCCTACTGCGCATATAGGAACTTGGCACAATCTGTTGGGACTCGAACCCACATCTTCCAGTTTTGGAGACTGGCGCTCTACCAATTAAGCTAAGACTGTATATATGATGGCTGTTTCCCTACCATGGTTAGGCGTGAACCATAATCTACTTATCAACTATCAGTACATGTGCTGACTTTCGACTGAGCTACCTCATATGAGAAAAACATTTAATCACCGACTCTTTGGCGCTTCATCTAGGACTCGAACCTAGGACAAATCGATTAACAGCCGATTGCTCTACCAACTGAGCTAATAAAGCATAAATATAACGAAGGCTAAAAGTCGCATCGATGGCAACGCGTATATTTACCTATGCTTACAGAAATACGTCTGTGGGTTTGCCAGCCCCTCTCCTTTTATACCTTCTAGCCTTTAGACACACTCTACATCGGCTGTGTACTTGCCACCGCTTGACGCTTAACGTAGTCACCACGGAGAGTTTTACGGGCGGGAAAGACTAAACCGAATACCCTAATAGACCCACAACTATTTAATGGCTACGGCGGCAAGACTTGAACTTGCGTATGCTGGAATCAAAATCCAGTGTGTTTACCAAACTTCACCACGCCGCAACAATATTAGATAACTAAATATTACTAATAAAGCATTGTTCGCCAGACCTTCGCCTTGCCAATCATTATCCATGTCATATTCGTTCAATGGGGACAACTAACGTATGCTACAGGGAGCTACCCGATAGCAATTAGCCACCGCTTTCGCCTAGTATATTTAACACAGGTGTCGCCTATACCGCCCATGCAAGACTTTGTTTCCTTGCAACTTTCAGAGAACTTTCACTAATGTTATATTGTGTACCCTTGTATCTGAACACTTTTATAAAACCTTTCTCATACTTTGGTCGCGCTTTCTCCTACTTGTACCGTCAACTGGTGTTATACACATATTTCTATGCTTCACCGCGAATCGAGTTGTTTGGCATTACCAACAGTGGCTATTGTCGCCACAACAATAGTATATTGGCTTATTCTCCACTGGAGCGTCTATTACCTCGACCACCAGACCGTAACTTTGACATTCACAACAATCAGTACAACGATTTGAACTTGATAATTTTTACCTCCGCGCCCAACCTCACGAATCGGACGCACGACCCACTCACAAGTATCCTTGCTTTGCGCTTCGCTTCATACATCGCTTCTCAGCAGTTTGCTAAACTTCTTCACTGAGTTGGCTCAAATACTTTATTAGGAATATTTAGTTATCAATGTTCGTTATAAACAATCGTGACCTACCACGACGTTAGTTCGTCTTTATTTCTCGCAACTTGCAACATCTAACTTGTTGCGGTAGGATTGATAATTGTTCATAATATGTGGTTGGAAAGGGATACGTGAGATAAGCCCCATCGCTCCTTATCTCAACCTTGCAAGCATATTATAACACGTATAGGGGATAATGTCAATCCCCTATACAACATTTTTTTATAATGTTAATTTATATGTGCATACATCTGCCCCATCATAAACTTGCATAACTTGATAAGGTTGTGTATGCAATCTACATCTGACCGCATAAGAATCGCTACCCATGACAGAGCCATTAACAACAACGTCGGTGCCATTATCATCGTTTACTTCAAGGTGATGAAAATGTCCAAATATAATGGTGTCTGGAACATAACCAAGCAAGTTAATAGCCTTCTCTCTGGCGAATGAAACACTAGATTTATCACCATGCTCAAGAAACACTTTGCGCTCTCCGATATTATACGCAATCCAATCTTCTGCACCATTTATTAACATACGAATATTAGGCAATCGCATCTTAATATATTCAAATATAATGCGCTCAAAATTTTCTTGATTTAGACTTTCTTTTCTATTTGGCGTGACACGAGAATGATTCCCTTGCACACACACCACTACTATACTAGGTACATGTTTAGAAAGCTCCGCTAAAAAGTTTGAAAGCAATTCAGCCACTTGCATTGTCTGAGCAATAATATCTTCTTCTTGCTCTACACGACTTGTAAGGTGTATATTTCCACATACTAAGTCACCAGCCAAATTAACATACAACTCCTTAACATGATGAATGGTGCAATACTTAATCGTCTTATCCAATAACGTATTCATACGTTCTTTACAAACATCTGTATTATAAAAATTAATTGCATTATCTATGAGTGCGCCATAATGTAAATCACTTACAACCAACGAAGCTTTTACTCCGCTTGACCCAACTTCTTTTGAGCAAAACGATAAGTTTGGCATATCGCCAATAGCGTATTTCATTACGTCTATAAGATTTTCATATCTTGCTTCTTCTCTAAGTTCTTTGTTATACTCTCTACGAGCGTCTTGTAATCTTACGCGCTCTTTGTATTCTTCTTCCTTTTTCAATTGCAAGGTTTTAATCATGTCGTCTGTTAACTCATGCGCTGTTTTATCCATAAGATATTTAGCCACTTTATAACCACCGTAATCTGTCGTGGCAAATGCCTTACGTAAAGAATCTGGATGAATGTCCACGCCAATATAATCGCAAACCTCTTGCCACCCCATATCAAGAGTGCCATCGACCTTATCAATCAATGTGCGCAAGTTTTGTTCATAATTATTCATCACACTTATCCTCTTCTTCGGTAAGCTTGAGCACGATTTGTCTTCCAGCACAACGTTGTAAAATATCCATCAAGGGGGCTTCGATAACAATCATATTGTCGCCCTTACCTTTTTCAATATATACAACCAATTCATCTTGTTGGTTATAATCTAATCGTCCAATAATATCTACATTTGTAGAAACCGTATATTTATCTTTCGCCATTTTTAACTTCCTCCGCGAATTTCTCTAATGCCATGTCAAGATTACGCTCTTTATCTTGTGGGGTATATTTGAATAGTGCCTTTTCATTTTTAGTTAAAGCCCCTTTACGTTCGCGTTTTTTAGAGTCTTTATTGACCAACTTGCCATTAACATAATTAAGAAATTCTGCCGCTGGCTTAAATTTGACTGTATAATATGGTTCTATAAACACTCTCTCCACACTACCATCTGGTCTTGGAACTGTTTTATCGCGACCACCATTTTGTCTCACCGTAAAAACACCAATACGCTTTAACTTAACACTACCAGCAAACCTTAGTTCCTCTGACATTAATAAAAATAAATTATCATACACCTTACGCACAGTCTTTTCAGATAGCTTGGTTTTATTAGATAACCTTTTCATTAATTCAGTAAATCCTATAGCCCTACCCATTATAACAAATTCCCTTCTGTTTTTTCTCGAATTTCTTTAATAATCATAGGAGAAAATTTGAAGTCGGGCTTTTGATATGCTGGTTTTGGCGCAAGCGTTGTCATTTGATTAGTACGCGGGTCTTTCCACTCGCGTTCTGGTTGCGCCTTATGTGTAGATAAATAAAATCTACCTAATGTTGGCATCTTTGTTTCATATCCTTCTAACAATAATTTATATACTATATATCCATACGCTTTTATAATCGTATCTGCAACATTATAGGAGCAACCAACATATTGGGCAGTAAGCTTGATTGCTTCTTTTGCTGTTACTCTTGCCATTACATTTTCAACTCCTTTACTTCCTTTTTATATTCTTATCATTTTAAGCACAATTTATTTCATATCGCCAAATGGCTTTGTATCAAGGGTTTGATTCACATACTATATATTGTACGCGTGCATTATGTCAACTACAATTTCTGCTAAAAACCTGTAATAAACTATTAGGATTAATACTATAGAGCGTTTTTAACAATATCGCTTTATTCTTGTGTGTCTTAGAAAAGCTTTGATATGCTTGTGGTGTTAATCTAAAAGCTCTAACAACAAGCCAATTCATTAACCCTAAATATTCTTTAGAGATATAAATTTTACGTATATCGTCTATCATTTCATCAAAATCATTACGCAGTAAAAAGTATTCATCATCATCACTCATATACGAATTCAATAATTCTAACGAATATTTTTCTATTAACTTTTCCACTTTACGTGAAGTCCTACGTGATTCTTTTAATGTATATGATTGCAAGAAATAACTAATTGGCAACACACCTTTTTTTATGGGAGCTTTCTTAAACTTAATACAAGATAATTCGTTCATCGGACAAACTAATTTAGTGTTAATCTTATTGTCATCAAACCCTTTTCTAATATGCGACCAAAATATTGGATAACCATATTGGTCTATATCCATATCCTTTTTTATACGCTTAATTTCATCCGATATATTGATATCATATCTACGCTTTGCCGAATCAATACTAACTTGTGCCAATACGCTTAAAATACATACATAATCCTTATATTTTTCATCATCAAAATTATATGTATACGTCAAAGCCAACTGCGCCAAATTACTCGATTCCCCGATAGCAATCTGTGAATTAGCTAACTGATTATCTACATGCGCGTAATCCAACATAGAATTCGTATAACAATTCTTTTCTTGTGGTATATTATTTACTATCGTAGGATAGTGACGATAACAATACTTTGCATACTTCGCTATATCGCTTTGGTCTGTGCAATATATTGAATCACTATCAAAATCACAACCATTAGCCCTATCTTGCAAATCTGTATGTATACAATTTACTGCAATGCATTGCTCACCAATATCAAAATACTTATTAAGCAACTCGTTATCCACATTATATAAAGATAAGATATTATTTTTACCATTATGCGGGCTACGAAAACCAGCTAATTGAGTATGCGGTGAAAACCTTTTAGTATAACATTGGATAGCGTCTACTTGTTGCTTTAACGTATTGTCTTTTTCAACATCTTCTCCAACAGAATGTAATAACATAGCGTATGGCGAACCCACCATAACTAAATTGTCCCCACCCTGTATGACCTTGCCAGTCTTAAATTTGTTAATATAATTTTTTATAATTTTTTTTCTACGTTCTCTAAAATAGTCACATCTTACAAAGTCTGGGTTTTGTTCGCATAAAGCAACCAACACTTCAAAATCGTTTGCAAAATTAGCGTTGTCTCTAAGATATTGTATAAAAACTTCATCATCAGATTGTAATGAAACTATATAATCCTTACTAACCTTGATAACGTCGTCCATGATATCTATATCAAGCGAATTAATCATTTGATAAGACATACGTTGCACTTCGCCCAGCTTGCTTTTATGCGCCGTTTTCACAATACCAAACATATTGCCATTCATTTTAACGCGTTCACACCAATATTCATAAGTGATGCCAAATTTTAACCACTTCATAGCGTTATTGGTGGTTATCATTTGTATATCTCTGGCGTAGTGCTCATTGCCAAACATATCAATTACCTTAGCTTCATAATATTCATCGCCAAAATAATCTCTAAAAAAGCCTTGTATGTCTGTTTTAAACGCCGCAGTTTTGCACATGTGGTGTCTGAGTAATATATATCCATTCCCCCACGTAGGAAAAATACGCTTATCTATCAACGCTTGTCCATCAAACAATTCGTTTTTTACACGATAATCGTTAATCTGCCTTGCAAAGCATTGCTTTTGTTCGTTTGTCTCAATACTAACAACGTTTGTATTAAAAAAACTCTTTACATCATTTAGAACTAAGATATTCTTAGGATTGATATAAATCCTATCAACGACAGAACTTGCCACTAACGATACATAAGCACTTGCTTCAACTATAGGGGCGTTATTTTTAGGTATTTTTATTCCCATATAGATAAAATCATATGCTATATCATATAGTCTGTCTGATATAAACATACACGAACCCATTTTAGCCTTGCCTGTTGAACGATATAGCATTTTATAATGTATCGTTTCTTGGCTTTTTATATTTCCGTTTTTATCATGCGATGTATACGTAATATCAACACCGTCTTGATAAAATTGTTTGCGTATATCTTCCTTGCTCTTTTTTACATATAAATCTTTATTTGAATCAACAAAATCTAATAACTTGTTTAGACTTTCTAAGCGTTCCTTATCGCTTTCAGATTCACATTCTTGTGTCTGTAATTCAATACTATGTTCTATTTTTTTTCTGGTTTCTTTATAACTCTTAGCTCCAAGGTCAAAATTAATCCCAATAATGTCTCTCGTGCGCCCGTCTTTTGATACTTTTAATCCATGCTCAACCAAATAATAGCTAAGTAAATTATTGGTAAACATAGCATTGGTGTACGTTAGGTGGTTACGCAAACCGAGATTGTATTCATATAAAATGCCACAAGAAAAATTTTTAATTTTCAGTCCATATTTACTAAGCATCTATATTGTATGTTATCTTACCATATTTATCTAACTTCAACTCATTGTCGTATATTTCTTGGTCGTCTATTATTCTCTCTGTGTATTCATCATATGTTAAATCTTCATCATTCTCATACCTTAATCTCTCATGTACAGACCTTGAAATATGCAAATTGTCACACATTTCATTCCACATAATTATAATATAATAATATTTATTATCCTCCTTTCCAAATATTACCAATGTTATTATAACACTATATATAGATTATGTCAAGTAGTATGTACTAAATGATATAATAAATATTATATATATAATACTATATAAATAAATATATTGCAACGACGGGGTGTCAAATTTAAATATAGTGGTTGACTTTTGCCATTATGAGTGTTATAATATGATTGAGATTTTATGTATTGGGGAGTTTCGTTATGAAAGAAGATATAACGTCGCAAATTATAGCAGATGCAATGGAATTACAATCAAATAAAAATCAACAAAAGGAATCGCGTAAAGATTTATCTTGTGCCGATATACCTTTTGACCAATTTATGATTGGTGGCGATGTGAGAGTAGGGAATAAGATGTTCCTTGATGCTATCGCGCTCGCACTTGATTCTTTCGATACATATTGTGATACACTAATAAATCAAATGACATTAGGTAATTTAGAATCTGTTATTATCAAAATACAAAATAAGTATGAAAAAATTAATAAACATTTGCAAATATTTGATATAGAATTATTATACGATTACATTGAACTTAAAATACAACAATGTCGAATACAGGAAAGATTATTATTAAATAAAAAGCGTAAAAAAGAAATCGAGCAAACTGAAAGAGAAATTATAAAAGAACAACTAAAAGAAGAAAAACAAATACAAAAGACAAAAGAAAAACTAGAAAAAGAACGCATAGCTCTACAATATAAATTTAATAAAGAATTTGAGCAAACGGGCATAAAAAATGGCAATATACAACGTGATATAGAAAATTTGGAAAGCGAAATTGAAAAGAACGAATACGCCTTAAAGCATAATCGTGCTGGATATGTATATGTAGTGTCTAACGACGATATGAAAGAAGGGCAATATAAAATAGGCATTACTCGCAGAAGCGTAGAAGAACGCATGAATGAATTAGGCACTGGCGCAAGTCATAGTTTTCCAATGAACATACACGGATATGTTTATTGTGAAGATTGTTTTGAAGTAGAAAGCGCACTGCATAAACACTTTGCCAATCAAAGAGTAAATCAAGTTAATCCAAGAAAAGAATGGTTCAAAACGACCTTACAAGATATACAGCAAGCTTTTAAGGATTTATTTGATATTGATATTATTTTAACCGACATAAACAATGAAAATTATTTATATAGTAAGGACAAGGTAAGTATATGAATATATATATAGATTTTGATGATACTATAACAAAGTCTGTTGAGAACGTCATACGCATTGTAAATCAAAGGTTTAATAAAAATGTAAAAGTACAAGACATTGGAGAGTGGGATTTTAGTGATGTATACCCAGATATACCACTTGATGATATCGTTAACGTGTTTGGTGAAGAAGAGTTTTTTAGAACATTAAAATTTAATGATGATGTAATCCCAACATTGAGGAAATACACCAAATACAACAATATCATTATTGTCAGTAAAGTCGATATGTCCATTATACAAAGAAAATTTAATTGGATTAAGAATCATTTGATTGACATAGGAATAAACGTGGAGTTCTGTGGTATACCACTTGGCAAATCTAAAAGCATTATAGACATGTCTGATGGTATTATGATTGATGATAATGCAAGTTTCTTAAAAGAAACAAATGCCAAATACAAAATATTATATAAAGGTAAGAGAAAATTTGATACAAAACAAGAATGGGACGGATACACAGTATCAAGTTGGAAAGAATTAAATAAACTGTTACACAATATTATTTCTAAAGAGAAAGGATATACGAATGGAAAGATTTGACAACTTTTATGATGACATTAATATGGACGATTGGGCTGAGTACGATGACTTAGAAGGGGAGTATAAAGAATTTGAAATCAAAGACGCTTCTACAGCAGATTGGGCTATAAGCAAAATTGCAGATGAAAGAAAACGTAAAGATTATTTTGTTGAGTGTGCAAAGAAAGAAATTGAAAAACTGCAAGCACAAATTAAGGATATTGAAGAAAAGTGTGAGCGCACCACATCATACCTGTCTGGTTGTCTGGGAAAATATCTCGAACTTGACGAAGTGCCGAAAAAAACAACTAAAACACAAGAATCTGTAACATTACCAGCGGGCAAAATTATTAAAAAATTACCACGAATCGAATATGTTATGAGCGGCGGTGAAGATGTTACAAAACATAAAAGCGATGACGAGTTTATTAAAGAGATTAAAGGGTTAGATAAGAAATTAATTAAAACCGTCAAAGAAGTAGATTGGGCGACACTTAAAAAAAATATTACTTCAGATGAAGAAGGTAATGTAATGCTTAAAGATACTGGCGAATACATCGAATCATTGTCAGCACGCAAAACACTACCAAGTATTAAAATTGAAACGGCATGATGAATCCATACAATTCGTTAAAAAAATATGAAGGTCAATATATTAAATATCCACAATTATGTAATATTATCAAAGAAGAACAAAAGGGTGGAAAAGGCAAAACCTTACACCTAAATCGAATCAAACAATATGTAGATATATCACAAGAAAACGGGAAGATATATATTGGACGAGTATACACAGATGACGATGAATTACAGATTATTGAGAATCATGGAAAATTTACAACATATATAAGACAATTTTTAATCAATCTGTTTTATGATTTAGAACAAAAGACGGGGCAGACATCGGTTGTTCTTACCAATAGAGATATATTAGAGATGACATATATGGTCAATAATAATTACTTCATTGGTAAGAACGCACCGTATAAGTATCTTGATGGATTTAATCTTGACTTAAAACGTGATGATATGCCAAATGACCAATACGTTATCAACAGAATCCTAAACGAAAGCGACATTTTCTTCTCAAGCTCATATAGATTATTAAAAAGAGTGATATATGATAGCTTGACTTCTTTGGAAAAATCGTCATTAATACATAAAAATAAAACGTTTAGATTATATCGCAACATTGTAGACGATAACGGCAAATTTATGTCTACATATCACGATTGTAACGAAAAAGAAATATCCAGAATATTAAGCGTACAACATGATGCTATTATAGAATTTAATGAAATGACACGACATAAAAATGGCGATATTACTTACCACTTGTCGAATATACAAAGCGTGCATTATTTATATCCTAATGATAGAAAGCAATTCTATAAAATAATGAATCGCAGACTAAAAGAAGAATTCAAACAAGAAGGCTGGAACGCCTATTCCGTAGCATGGCATATTACATTAGCGCAACCAGAGACATTTGAATATGAAATAAATAAGATAAACTATAAGCAACTTAATCAGAATGTACAAAATAAACTCCTAACGGCAAAAGATTTAAGTTTGATTGAAGATACATTGCGCAAGCAGTTTGTGAACACATTTATAAGGATAGATTGATATGAATTTATATTTTAGAGATAGTTACGGCAACAAAAGATTGTTAGCGTCAAACATAAACAGTAAAGAAGGTGTATCCGAATATATACAGACCTTTTTAGATGAACATAATTTTAAATCTTACTATACTCGCATATGGTACGCAGATAATTATACGTGGTACGATGTAGGTAGTCATACAGAATATTTTATGGTCGATGCAAATCTGATGGAGCAATATGAAGATGAGCAAGAAGAAGAAAAAACTTTATACAATACAACCCAAAGAGACAAGCGCCCCTTTGGTTATCGACCAGAATAAAATAAACAGACAAAAGGCGTATCATAGTGTTGATTTTCGTGTCGGCAAACACATGACGAACAAAGGCAGACCGCGTAAGCGATATCATGCAAAAGATATAGATGGGGAGTTTTAATGTATAAAAATATTTTTATATCACAACCAATGACTGGTTTAAGTGAAGAAGAAATCTTAGCGACAAGGCAAAAGGAAATAAACGAAATATATCAAATTGCCAATAAAGACAATGTTGAGGTCAATATCATAGATAGTTATATCGACGATGAAACACGCAATGGCTTTCAAGGATATATGACCAATGTTATCAATTGGGATATATACTGGCTATCACAATCACTACAAAAGCTTGCACTGGCAGATGTACTATGGCTTTGTGATGGTTGGGAATACTCCAAGGGGTGTAATATTGAACTTGAGTGCGCTATACAGTATGGTTTGGATATCGTGTACCCACCAATGAAGAAAGAAGGTGTTTTGTAAATTATGGGAAATAGTGAGTTTGTCAAATATTGTAAAAAGTTCGTGGTCGATTATGTAAATTCCACAGACTATGTATTACCAAATGGCTATGTGCCACGTATATTTGAATATAATGTATTCGTTGTATGGATAAGCAAAGTACTCCAGAATAACAAGGCGCTTTTATCCACAACCGTTGATGGCGATACAAGATATTATGAAATCACATATAATGGCGATGCAGATGAATTTTATTTTGATGCATATGACAAATTAATCAATAAAAGAATAAAGAGAGTGAGCGTGTGTACTAAAGAAGGGTGGTCAGATTAAATATGAAGACAAATCAAAATACTGCAAGCGGGACAATCAATATAGGAGACTATGTAGCTCCAAGTAATGATTGCGTATATAAACCGCCAAAACAATATCAAGATTATTGTCCACACAGATTGCCATGTGGATATTGCAAGCTCTTGATGCATGATTGTCCTAAAGGATACACAACAACATGGACGGTGACTTGCTAATGGGTGCGGGTAGAAAGCGTCAGAAGTATTATGAAAAAATGTATGAAGCGTTGGATTATTGCATCAAATACTGTGATGAGCATGATGATTGTAGCGATTGTGCGTTTCGCGATATCAGAATCGACAAAACAACGGAATGTCCAATCTATGTTATCACAACACTCAAGGAGTGTGTAGAGAGAAAGATATTAAAGAAAGGGGAGCAAATAGATTGGAGTCAAGTCAAGATTTAATAAATAAATATTCATGGCTCGATATTGGTGATGATAAATATACTCTAATTGATTTATTACCAGTTGGGTGGCATGTTTTGGTTTTGGATTTGTGCGTTGAACTTAGAAACACACTCCCCCCATACCTTGTTGATAAATATAAGGTTGCAGAAGCCAAAGAGAAATACTATATGCTTAGGTGGTATGATTATATAGATGACTTTGGCGAAATGCCAGAAGATATCACGGATATTGTTTGCAAATATGAAGAAAAGAGTAAGGGTGTCTGTATGATATGCGGTGCGTCTAAGCCAAAAGACCAACCATTTTGTGGTGCCTGTATGGAGTTACACAATATATAGTATATGTATATGCAAGCATACTATATATAGGGGTGTCAAAAATGAACTCTTGAAACTCTTGTGCGCCAAGGGCTAGACGTTTTTGACACCTGTCCGTGCTAATATATATTATATAAAAACGGGTAGGTGTCAAAAATGACCCCACCCCTTATTTTATATAATACCTAATTGGCAGAGTGCCGCGCCTGTCTCGCTTACGCGCTCGACATTTACTCACCACGCTATCGCGTTTTGTTCGCAAATTTTAGTGGCGCTCTTTCATATATATCATATTATTTTTTGGTATTTTTTCATACATTTTTCTCCATAATTTATTATTATTTTGTTATTTTTCCTAATTATTTTGTTACTTTTGGAGTTTTTATATTTTTATTATTTGATGGTGTTTGCATTTAGTCATGACTATTATTGAAATTTCAACGATTCTGTTTGTTTTATATATGTATATGGTGATAGATTACTGGTGTGGTTTGTAGTGGAGTGAATAAGGTGTGAGTGGGTGGTGTTAAGAGATTTGTGGGGAGAGTGGGGAAGTGGTTAGCCTACGCAATTTTTTCTCTGGAAAAACTTTCCATTTTTGGAAAATACCCCCACTTTCTGCATAAAAAAACAGGGATAATGTATATTACCCGCATTATTTGACCTTATAGTGTCCAAAAAATCTCCCATCTGAACATGTCAAAAAATGCATAAAATACGCACTTTTGCATGATAAAGTGCGTTTTAATTGCTATATGTTTTTCGGGGTAAAGCGTGTAACACGTGATTTGCTTTATCCACACCCACTAAAAACTTATCCACAATCAAAATCAACCTTATCAAACTTATCCACAAGTTTATCCACAGCTTGTGTATAACTACCAAGCACTTGTGTTGCCTTGCTTGCTTGCGTGCTTGTTGCGCTTGTAGTGTATACCATAGAGCAACAACACAACACACAAGGCACAAAACAAGCGATATAACAAAAGATTATATATGTATTGATATAATATATCATATTAACTATAAATGCGCTTATATCGAACGTCAGAGCCTCACAAGGCTATATTGCTTTATAAGCCTTAAAATCATATCATAGAACGTCTTTTATATTCTATTGATATAGTTATCCATACACTGTAAAAAAGTCTCTTAAATCAAACGTGAGAGCCTCACACACGCAACAAAACAAGCCACTATATAGAGTCAACTATATAATGGCTTGTTATATCACTTAACAGAACATGTTTAATAAAGCGTTGCCGACTGTAAAAGAATAACGTCTCTTAATATGCGTTGCAATAATCCAGATAGTGTTATGGTTCTCGTTTCTGTAGTTGTTTCTATATGTCATTCTTAAAACCTCCAATTTCGTTTTCAGAATCCAATTTATAAAACTGTATATGCTAATGCAATAACAAATAGCATCACGATACTACCTCCCATTGCTTCGCCTCCTATTTACTCATGTTAGCAATAATATACGGATTATAAACCTCCCTAACCTTCATACACTGATTATTGCACAACTCGCCTTTATATGGACACGTTGCGCACTCATCCGCTATATTATCTTCATCACTGTTATTGAGTATCAAATATTCATAATCAATATACATGTTCTAACCTCCTATACGAAATCAGATATATTCTTTTTAACATAGGCAATTGCTTCTTTTACATCCTCAAACGTTGACGCATAATCCCAGAGCAACACGCCTTCAGTTATCAGCATGGCGGGACGGCAACAAATCGCCGCATAATCCATAATACAGACCTCAAACCGTGTACCATAATCCATAACAACAACACTATCACACGCACTAATTTTATAATTATAAACCTCTTTAATCATTGTCCGAACCTCCTCTATTATCATATTCCTTCATAACTTGACGCCATGCAATAAACAACGGTGTCATCGGTACGCCCAGAAATACAACAAGCATAATAAGCGGTAAAACAGTATCCATAAACATCTTGAAACCTCCTACTTGACTACGCCTAAACAAATTACAGCTACTACATCATCACACGCATTATTTTTAGGATTCCAAACAAAATACATTGTAACCTTCTTGCCTTTCTTTACTTTCTTCGGATACTTAACAACGTACTTGCCTTTTACGGTATGACCCTTTTTACCTCCATCGGACACGGTGCGCACTTTTTCAATGTACGTTGTACCCTTGCGCTTCGACGGCACTTTAAATTCGTTAACAACTTTAATCGGTTCGCTGTAATGCGCTTTCGCCCAGTTTTTCGCTAACTGCAAGTCGCTTGTTTTAGCACTCGCCGCACCCGTAGAAAATACTACCGCAATAACTACTACCATCATAACTACTAAAACCCTCTTCATGTTTTTAACCTCCTAAAATTAAAGTACTTTCCTTCCGTTTTACATTCCATAATGTTTATACAAATTTGCTTTATGATTCCACTTGTTGACTTCTTCCGTATACGCCTTAATTTTACGCTTATAAGCAATGTATTCAATAATCATTTTGAACATGTTTTAACCTCCTAAAATGCTATGTTATTGTAACCGTTCGCAACGTGTGCATCTATCTTTTTGCGCATTGTTTTAGTGATTTTAACTTCGTATCTTTTCATTTGCGGTTCACGTACTATCAACACAGTTATAAACTTGTGTGTGCTTGCGTTGTAAATCTTTATCACGCCATTGTTATAGATAACATGTACCTCGTTGCCGTTTTCGTGTCCCCTATTTACTACTGCAATTTTACATACTTTTGCTGATTCTTCATTTATCAGACGTTGCGCAACTTGCGCACGTTTTGAGCGGTTTACAACGTGCGATGTATTCCCGCACGTTGTAAAGTTATTCATATAACCGATAATCTGAAACATTGTTATTCCTCCTCATTCAATACGTCTGCATCTACAATTCTAATGTCAATATCTGCACTATAACAATTCGTGCCCATTGGAATAAACCCCTGTTTTATCCATTCTTCAACCTCTTTACGTGTTGGCTTCTTAATGCATAACACGTTTTCTAACCAATTAAGAAAGTGCCTTGTTGTTGTTGCGCTATAATTGAATGCTTCATCGCTAATATTTATAAATGCGCTTGCGAGATGTACTTCTGCTATAGTTGTTTCGTATGAAATAAAAGTATGATTGTAACCTTCAATGATGTCAAACTGGTTTTTTACAGCGTTTCCTTTTTCGTTGATAATATTTCTAATCTTCATTTTTTTACCTCCTATTATT